ATTCTTATTGTAGATGACATTAACGATACAGGTGCAACGTTCAATTGGATCAAAGAAGATTGGCGTTCAGGTTGTTTACCTCTTTCGCCCGTGTGGGATCAAATTTGGGGTGACAATGTACGCTTCGCAGTATTAACAGAAAACTTATCAAGTGAGTTTGACGGTGTGTCATACTCTTGTGATGAAGTAAACAAAGCCGAGGAAGATGTATGGTTAGTATATCCCTGGGAGAATGTAGGTCAATACTAATGTGGGTTTTAGTTTTTATAAACATTATGGTAAATGCCAGTAGCGGCTATAACGAGCCTGTAATAGAAGGTTGGTATGAATATAAAACAATGGAAGAATGTTTTTATGCTAGAGAACTTCTTTTTCTAGATTTAGGTGTAACTGATGGTCATCCTCCAACAGGAACACAAGCAGTTTGTATTAACAATGGAGACGAGTAATGAGAATAACTACTGACACGTTTGTTGAGATAACAAATGTTTCTAACGGTAAAAAAGAAAATGCTTCTATAGGTATGTTTAAAGAAAATGAAGTGTTAGAAGTTTTTATTGTAGGAAACAGAATCTTGATGAAATATAAACCCTCTGCTAATATGTACATTGGTAGTATCTACGGTATAGAGTTTCAGAGTAAAGGTCCTAAAGTAGATGAAATTAAGGATTTTAGATCGTGATAGATACATTAGAAAAAGCACAAGCAGAAGGTAGAGCACCGTGGACAGAAGTTGAGATAGATACTCGTGAGTTCACTGTTTATCGAGATCTATATCCTGTAACAGAAGGACACACTCTTGTTGTTCCTAAACAGAATACAGAAGAAAATATCTTAAAGTGTTTTAATTTTGCTCTTACAATGGGCAATGATAATATACGTTCAGAAAAGAATAATATAACAGGTTACAACGTTGGGATTAATATGGGTACAAGTGCTGGGCAAACTTGTATGTATCCACACGTTCATTTAATTTTCCGTAGAGAGGGAGATATGGAAGACCCTGCGGGTGGTGTTCGCGGAGTTATTCCAACCAAACAAAAATACACCAAAAAACAACCCGATCAGATAGAAATGTTTGATGAACCAACAGTTGGATGTTGAAAAGGAGAAAACAATGGCACTAGGTAGAGAATACAATCGCGAAAACGCAATTGAAGCAATTAAGGAACACGCCAAAGGACACATTGCCAAACACGCAATGAACGTTGAAGTGTATCTTAAGAATGCAGCAGGCGTTGGCGAACATCCTGATATTTTGGAAGCAATTGAAAAAGAACTTAAGATTATTGCAGAATATCACGATCAGTTAGAAGTCCTTGAAAAGTATTTCTAAGGAGAGCATTTTGAAACACACAGTAAAAGTCGAGGAAGATCCGGACACTGGTGATCTGGTTCTTCCATTACCCACCGAATTACTAAACCAAATGGGCTGGGATATTGGCGATGATTTGGTTTGGAGTGACAACTTTAATGGCACATTTTCGCTGTCTAAAAAGGTTGACAAAGAGCAAGAGAAAGCGTATAATAAAGACAATGACAATAGCAACTGACAAGAAATACTACTATAGCGAAATCTTTCACAGCATTCAAGGTGAAGGACATTACACAGGCGTACCAACTGCTTGGATACGTTTTTTCTTATGTAATCTACAGTGTAATGGCTTTGGACAGATTGATCCTACTAATCCTGACACTTATGATTTGCCATTTGAAAAGTTTGATACAAGCACAGTAAAACGTGTTGAAGACTTGCCTGTATGGGATAAAGGTTGTGATAGCAGTTATACTTGGTCAAAGAAGTTTAAGCACTTAATGGGTCAAAAGACTGCTGTTGAACTAGCACATCAAATTATTGATACTATTAAAACAGACAGCAATCCAGAGGGTTTGTTTTTACACCCTGTTACAGGACAAAGACAGCACTTCTGTGTAACAGGCGGCGAGCCTTTAATGAAACACGGCCAAGAAGCGTTTATTGGTATTATGCGAGAGTTTAAACGTATGAACAATATGCCTGCTAGTGTTACGTTTGAGACTAACGGTACACAAATTCTTACACAAGAGTTTAATGATTATTGGAATGTAGAAGCAGATGATGGAATCGAACTGTTCTTTAGTGTAAGTCCTAAGTTATGGAGTGTAGCAGGTGAGGCTGCGAAGAAAGCAATTAAGCCTGAGGTAGTAGGGCAATATAGAATGTTGTCTAGAAAAGGACAATTAAAGTTCGTTGTAGGTTCCGAACAACAACAGTGGGATGAAATGGAAAGTGCTATTTCACAATTTAAGGCACAAGGCGTAGATTATCCTGTATGGGTTATGCCTGTTGGTGCTAGAGAAGAAGAACAAACAGCAACAGCCGGAGCAGTTGCTAAGATGGCATTTGAACGTGGATATAATGTAGCCGCAAGGGTACACGTATACTTGTTTGGCAATGCTATCGGAACATAAGGAAAAAATTATGGGATGGTGGAACGAATTAATTCGTAGAAAAGATAAAGAGGCTGATAAGAAACCTGGTCTTAGTGAAAAAGAAGTTGCTACTAGAAAGAAAGAACCTTGGGTAGGTGTATTGAACACACACGTTAACAAAGAAAATGTCCGAAATGGCTTTTTTGAACTTGACTGGAACAAGCATTTCATAGTACAATTAAAGCAACAAGGATACGGAGTTGAAGGCGATCCAGATGAAGAAATTGTTGATCGTTGGTTTAGAGAACTTTGTGCGAATGTAGTAGTCGATGGTGACTACGGAGGACCGTTGGATACTGGGTCTTTAGATATCAGTTCCGTTAAGAAAGAGAATGAATAAAATGGGTACACACATCATAGTCGACACAGCAAACACGTTTTTTCGTGCAAGGCACGTAATTAATGGCGATGCTGATATTAAATTAGGTATGGCTTTTCATATTACACTGAACAGTATTAAGAAAGCGTGGCAAGACTTTGATGGCACTCACGTTATCTTTTGTTTAGAAGGACGTAGTTGGCGTAAAGATCATTATGAGCCATATAAGCGTAATAGACAAGTTGCACGTGATGCACTTACAGAAAAACAACAGGAAGAAGAGACTGTATTTTGGGAAGCATTCGATACCTTTAAAGATTTTGTAAATGATAAAACTAATTGTACAGTTTTACAGCATCCTGAACTAGAAGCAGATGATCTTATTGCAGGTTGGGTGCAATCACATCCAGATAGCGATCACGTTATTATTAGTACAGATACAGACTTTCAACAATTAATTGCTCCAAATTGTAAACTGTACAATGGTGTGCAAGAAATTACTACAACACCCGAAGGCTTCTTTGATAAGAAAGGCGAACTTGTTGTAGATAAAAAAACTAAACTACCTAAAACTGTAGATCCTGAATGGATGCTGTTTGAAAAATGTATGCGTGGCGATACTAGTGACAATGTGTTTAGTGCGTATCCAGGTGTTCGTAAGAAAGGTACAAAGAACAAAGTTGGTTTGATTGAAGCGTTTGCTGATAGACAAACTAAAGGCTTTAATTGGAATAACTTAATGTTGCAACGTTGGGTTGATCATAACGGTGAAGAACATCGTGTACTAGAAGATTACGAACGTAATAAAACTATTATTGATCTTTCTGCACAACCAGAAGAGATTAAAGAAAAAATACAAGGCACAATTAAAACAGCAATTGATGCAGATAAAAATATTAGTCAGGTTGGTATAAGACTAATGAAGTTCTGTCATTTGTATGATTTGAAAAAGATTTCAGATCAAGCACAAGCATATGCAGAACCATTAAATGCGAGGTATAAAATATGACAGTGATTCAAGCAAAACCTATTATTGATAACAAATTTTGGATTGTTGAACAGGACGGTGAGCGCATTGCAACATTAAGAAAAAATGAAGAAAATTTCTTTGTTCTTAGTAATGAAAACAGTGTTACACGTTTTAAAGATAAAAAAAGTCTAAAAGAACAGTTCGGTAATGATTTCTTTGTTGCTAAAATTACAAAAGAAGCAACTAACTCACTACCATCTGAAGTACACGGATTTAGTACAAGTAGCAAACCACACAATTCAATGTATGATATAAAAAACAAACTTCCTCTGTTTACTAAGAGTAAAGATAGTAAAAGTTTATATTGTGCAGGATATTATGTAATTCGTTTTGATAAAGGATGGGTCAAATCCTTTTGTCCTAAGTTAATCACTTTACAAAGGTATGAATATCAAGGTCCTTTTAAGACCGATATTGAAATGAAGCAGGTATTGAGTCGTGTCAACAAATAATCTACCAACATCTATGCCTAGTATACAGCGGCTACTACAACGTATTTCAAGTGCTGAAAAAACTAATCAAAAAGAGATTAGAATTACTATACAAGAAGCAAGAGAACTAACTACTGATCTTGCGTTATTAACAAGTAGACTAGGAACAACTATAAGCGAAGTACATAGTATGTTGCGTAAAATTAAGCAAGATAACGATGAACTAGATGTAAAATTTGACGGAGGTTCCTTCTAAATTTGGATAAATATATACGTAGTTAATATAGGATAATACGTATATGAGTAGACCAAAACCAAACGTTATAATTGAACATACGAATAAAGAGACTTTTAAATTAGAACAAATTCTTGAAAGTGAAGCCATTTGGGCAGTCTTCTATCAGAATAAGCCATTTAATTTAAAAAGTGGAAGTATGATATCAAGTTATCCTGGACCAAAATATAAGAAAGTATCTTTTAGTAATCCAGGTCACGCAAGAAACCTAGCAAAGAAATTAAACAAACTTTTTGATACAAATGATTTTGCAGTATACAGACTTACAAGCGGAGAAAAAGAGTAGTGTGGACGAAAAACACAACTACACAAGTATATTCCTAAAAGCCGCCGAATTAGACACTAGCATTACACCCGAACTTATTAAAGAAAAAAAACTACAATGGTGGTATAATGTTAGAACAAAAGATTCAGGCGGCTTAAGGCTTACTGAAGAAGGTCTAAATTTCATCCAAGTTGATGCAAAAATTAAAACATATAAAATAGATTTTCCAAAAGACTTTAGTGTAACACCTCAAGTACTTTTATGGCTTGACAATTTCATAGAATCACCGTATTATATAACTAAGAAAGCAATAACTGTTCTTAAAGAAAAGTCTGCTTTTGAGTTATATTTGTTCAGTGGTGATGTAAAGAAATTTGGGTATACCAAAGCATTATCCAAACGAATGAATCAGAATTAGAAACAATTAAAGTAGCAGTTTATAAATATTATTATGATAGAATTGAATCCACTTGAAGTATTGCAAGAAAGAAAAGTAAACGTTTTGGCGCCGCATTTTGCAAAGCACAGTTTACATACCTCGTCTAAGAGAGATGTACAAGCAGTACAAGAATGGATTTTAGATAAACTTAACGGAAGATTTTGTGTTGTAAAATATCCGGCAATGGACAGTACGGATAAATTGAGCAGTAATACTTACGTTGGGTTTGAAGATCAAAAAGAACTAACATACTTTATGTTAGCCTGTCCACATTTAAGGAGAAACTAAAATATGACAGAAGAAGTTAAAAAAGAAGCAGCACCTGCACAAAGCGGTCCTGTTCCTACACCAGGTGTAGAAGGTACTCAGCCAGCAGCACCAGATCTAAATGTAAGTGATCTAACTGGCGTGAAAAGTATCATTGATATTGCAACACAACGTGGAGCATTTAAAGCAAACGAACTAGAAGCAGTAGGAAAACTTTATAATAAGTTGAATACATTTTTAGAACACGTTGCAAAAACACAGTCTGCTAATGCAGAAGCACAAGCGACTGCAAACGCTGGTGCCGCTCCAGAAGCACCGGCAGGTAACTAGGAGACCAATTATGGCAAAAGAAATTAAACACACTGGTAAAATGAAAAACACAGGCAACAGAGTCGCTGTAGTGTTTAGAACAGTACCAGGAGAATCAGATCAATGCTTAGTAGTTGATTCTGCAACATTGCCCGATATGTATCACGATGCATTAATGGGAGCAATTGAAACCGACCAAGCACAAGAAGCATTTGAACTTGGTGAATATATGTTTAGAAGCAGATTTCCAGATGGAAGAAATATGCTAGAAGCAATGCAGATTACTGGAAGACTTAAAAAAGTTTCTACTAGTGATGTATTGATGACACCAACACCGACAGCAAGTGTTGCATTGTCAGAACTAAACGTTCTAATTGCAGAACAAAGAAATGTAGCAGTAGATCAGTTATATACATTTGTTAGTGGTGCACCAAAAGCAGGTGAAGCAGTAACAGAAACACCAACTGAACCTACAACAACTGCTCCAGCAGCAGATGGTGCATTAAGCGATCAAGACTTAGCAAAATCTTTACGTAGTCAAGCAGATGCTATGTATAAAGAAGCAGCTCGTATGCGTAGAGAAGCAGACGATCTTGATCCGCCAGCGAAGAAGACTTCTAAGAAGGCTACAGTCGCTGAAAGTGCATAAGAAATATTTTAGACCTCCGTCACATATCGTAAAGGAATGGCCAGAAGTATTCGAGGATTTGTACATCAATACTATGCCTATTGCTTACGTGGACACAATGATTCTGGAATTCAGTGATGGCAGAATATGGGAAATAGATGTTAAAGCCCAAACTGCCAACACTGATCCGGATGAAGTTGCTAAAAAATTGTTGGATACTCTTTCTGAGTACAAAGACACAATCAAAAAATTAGATTTTAAAATTAATATTGAGTTGTTAAAGCAAGATATTAAAAATAGAACTAAATCAATTCTCTAGTATTACCGTAGTGAATAACTTCATATCTTTCTGATGTGTGTTCTCTCCACGGATCAACTACAATTGAATCTTCTGTAATATCTACATACATTTCTGGATGGGCAAGAAGAACTACTGCTCTAAACGGTCCTGGATCAGCACCATAAACTTTTGGATCAACTTTCATAGGATTAAAGCCTAGTTGGTTACAATAATGATCAACCAGCAAAGCATAACTGCCGTCAATATATTCTACACCTGGTTTGTAAGCAATGCCATTTAATAAGATAGGCAATTCATTTTTGCGAGCAATATCACAAAGTTTCACTGCTATATTTTTTGCTTGTACTTCACGTGCATTCATAATAGCATCAAATATGTCGTAACCTAATTCTAACTTGTCTGCCATATAGCGTAAAGCAATATTATCTCTTGGATGACACGCACCGCCGTCGCCCATACCTGCTTTCATATAACTTGGACCCATAATACGTTGAGTACTTTCTGCTAGTGCTTTTGTTACAACATCGGTATCAATATTACCTTGACGCTCTGCAACATCTTGAATCATATTTACTAACCCAATCTTTGTACTAATAAATGTATTATAGAAAACCTTGATACATTCACATTCGTCCCAAGTACCAATTACATATCTTGGATCATTTTCCATAATAGATTGATAGAAGCCTTTTAATTCTTTAGCATCGCCTGTTTCGATTCCGTCTTGTGTGCCGATCATAATCATTTCTGGATTTACCATATCCCAGGCAACTGTTCCCATTGCAATAAGATAAGGATTATACACAAATCTTGGATTAGTAACTAACTGAACAAACTCTCTACGTGTTGTTCCTGGTAGTACTGTACTAATAAGAACAAGCAGTTGACTGCTGTTCATATGCTTGTTTGCTTCTTGTAATACTTCTTTTACAATATCGTACGAAAAGTCTTTTGGTTCTAAATGTGCTGTTGGAGCTCTACCGTCATAATCAGGATCGTGTGGTGTAGGTACTGCTATAAAAACTATGTCCCTATCTTTTACAGCATCTTCGATAGTATCTTCTACAATTACATAATCACTATCTACTTTGGCAACATCATATCCTAATACACTGTGGCCTTTTTTGGCAATAACCTCCGCACAAGGCATACCCAATTTGCCTAATCCAATAAATCCGATCTTCATTTTTAACTCCAATTTGTAACTCTAAATATTTACAATAACCTAATTATAAAGCATTTAAACCTGGTTTTAACGTACATAGTTCAAGTATAGCACTTTGTATAATAGCACCGCTGTATGACGCTTAAAATGCGTTTAAGACGCCTTAATAATTAACTTTACGACTAATATTCCACTTGCTCTTTTTAGAAACTAATACATTATAGTTGTGTTCCAAAATAGGTCTTACATTAGCAATAAACTCTAAAGTTTGGATTTTGTCCAAACTACACAACCGCTCAATTTCATCTACTATTGCTGTCATACGTAAACTGTCGTCTTGTACAGTATCATATGTTTCATCAATAAATGGATGGAATGTTTTATAACCTAAATCTCTTAACAAAGGCAAACTGTTTGCTACTGTTGACAAAATAAAAGGATGGCCTATTGCCATTACTTTAAAAATCTTTTCGCTGAAAAAAGGTATACCTTCGTGATACGTTGTTTCGTTTACAACACTAAAATATGTTTCTTTGTAATACTTAACAATGCTAGATTCGTATTGCGCTCTATTTGTAACTAGATCTGTTGTATCAAGATATAGGTCGGGAAGGTCGACAATATCTTTATTACGTTCTATTAGATCATTAATAAATTTATTGTCTTTGTAAATGTTTCTTAGTTCTCTAAAAGAGTTACGCCAATTATCACCTCTGTCAGACTTTCCAAAACTTATGTGTCCTTTGTCTAATAAATTACGTTCGTACAACATAAGCATCATCAAAGGACGATGTGATCTCCATCTACGATTTAGACACAAGAATTTTTTTGGCCACTTCTTTGTTTTTGTAATACCTATAATATTTTTGTTAGTGTGTATTGTATCTATTCCTGTTGCTTCAAAACAATTAAAGTAATCTAATTTAAGTTGAGGAGCACCATATTTTTCTGCAACACGTTCTACAGTTTTTATCATAGTAGGAACAGCAGATTGGAAAATGACCTGTTCTGCAGGCACATCATATCTTAGAATAACATTTCTATAGATGCTTTCCACAGTATCTGTAAAGTATTCAAGTGCATTATCTAAAACTAAAAACGCATCTCTATTTCTAATCTTGTTTAAGACATCTTCCGGTACAACATCTGTAATAGGAAACATTCTAAAACTTTCTTTATCAGAAAATTGTATATAGAAAAAATCTATGTTTTCACTTGTCTTAATTTGCGAACCAACACTGCTGTTAATTTTTATCTTTTGCGGTTCGCGAGGATTGTATGTTTGCAAGTAAATTAAATTTGTAGAATTTAAACAAGCCATTATAATCTACTTTGATGCCTTTGCTGCCAAAACTTATTTGTATCATCTAGTGTTTTACATAGATGTACTTTTTCATCCATCTCTATTGCAAAGTTTCTCATTTGCTCTGTGAATTCAAATTCAGGAAACATATTACTCACATACTCTGCGTGACCTAATGGCGTAGGATGATAATCTGCTGTTTGTCCTTTTCCGTTATGCCCACGTATAGGTGTTGTTGGCCAACGACCATTGTATACATTTGTTACAATAGGTTCTGCAATTTTATCTACTGTGTCTTTATAAAATTCCATAACACCCGTATGCCATTCTTCTTGTGGTCTTTCAAACGTTCCGCTAATCTGTAACTCTATCATAGGACTCATAGATAGCATTTTATAATCACAAGGTAAAGATTCTAAGTAACTTGAAGCCATCTCAATTAATCCTAGATCACGTATTAAATAAAATCTGCTGTCTGCCCATTCATAAACAAATTTATTATCAAGTTCTCCTTGTGTGTAAATGTTTCCTGGAGTAATCCAATTTTTATTCTTGTATCTATCTTCTCTAGAAATACTACTCCACATTACAACTATTAAATCATTCTTTGTAAACTTATGTTTTTTGTTTGCTTCTACAATACTGTTGCTGATAAACAAGTTTCCTGCGCCGCTTTTGCCGTAATTGTAATATTCAGGAATTTCAACTCCTATAACATCTGCCCAAGTAGGCCAAAAGTAATTTGTCATACTACATCCAAAAGCAAAAAACCTTTTGTATTCTTTACTGAACTGCTTCATTGAAGTACTCCTTGCCTTTTTGTATTGCACTGCTTAAAGCATCGTGATAAAAACTTGACTTGCGTAAATGCTCCCAATTATGAATAATGTTTTCAAAACTATCACCGATACGTTTTAGTTTTTCATCTCTATCAAGCGATACCCAAGTTTCTAATATATTATGTATTTCATCAAACCTTGTTTTAGGATCTTCTATACTATCATACTCTGTACCGAAACCTAAAAAGTCACACTTGAATCCTAGTTCTTCAAGACCTTTAATTGTGCCGCTACCGGCAATTAATAAAAAAGGATGGCCTAGTGCAATAGGTTTGAATATTTTCTCAGTTACAAAACTACTGTTGTCTATAAAAATAGTTTCTGTAATTATAGTTAATAGTGTGTTTTGATATAGTTCTGCATTATAGTTCCAAGCAGCATTTGTGTTTTCCCAGTTACCATCAAGATATAAAGGATAATGCTGTTTCATTAGTTCTGTAAATTCACTAGGATTAACCCCCGCAAGCCTTGCAGATAAAATATCATTTTCTTTGAGTTGATTACAACTTACACGGCCTTTATCAAGTAAATTATTTTTTGCAAGATAATACAAGTGTGCGCCTCTGTGAGGTCTGTATACTCTGTTCAAACTGTTAAAGTCTTTAGATTCTGGATTATACATTGCATCATATATACAAGGACGTTCTGGCATTTTGTTATCAAAAAATATCTTGCCAAAATGATTACTGTACTGTACATCAAACAAACGGTCTTCCATATTTTTTTCTAGCCAAGCATTGTAGTCTGCTTCAATTTTAGTATTACCTTGCAATATTAAAACACTGTTTTTAGGATACTTACGTTCACGCATTATTTCAGTTGTTGCTCTAAACACATCATAATGGTTAGTAACCATTGGGCCACCTTCTTTGTCTGCAAGTATTACTATTCTAAGTTTTTTTAATTTAACTTGTTCTAGTAAGTCTGCAGGGATCATTTGTAAAATATGTTTAGGTCCTGTTCCTTTATTTTCGCCTGACCACCAATTAGGATCGCCATTAACATCAATAAAATACAAACCACACTCATTCCAATCAGATAGTTTATGGTATTCTATACCCATACTTCGAAGTTCTCTTTTAAGTATACTTCCTGGAGATGTTAACCACCAAGTACTACTTCCGTGTGATTCAAACTGCTGTAAGTTTGACTGATCTAATTCCAAGGTATCAAAATAAATTTTCATTCTATAATTTCCCGTAGTTCTGGAAATGTTTTTTCAAAATTTCTATTTCTGATTTTATCGTAATAATCTGTATGTACAATAAATTGTTCTTTAAGATTTTCATCATATTTGCTGTTTTCTAAGTGTCTTACAACGTCTCTTAACAGTCCTTGTACGTGTGCATTATACTTGTGTGACTTTGCTTTTATTTTGTTTATGACACTCCACTTGAGCATATCATTAAGTATACTTGCACTGTAGTATTCGGGATGAACAATATTATAAAAAGTAGGATATACATTTGTATCAAATAGTTTTTGTTCTAACACATAATCTAAAAAATCAGTAATAGTAAAAACATTAAATGCACTTATGACAGCACTAAAGTTTAACCTAACGTGCGGTGTTTCTCTTTTAATAAGTTTAATATTATTTTCTATCTTACTCCAATTAGTACCTTCTCTAATATATTCTGCTCTATCTCCGTAATGATCTAAACTAGCAAAAACCTGGATGTTTGGAAAATGCTTCCATAGTTCAATAACACTTTTATTTTTGTAATGTAAATTACTAAGATTAGTATTATAACTTATTTTTACATCTGTATTATTTGTTTCAATCAAATGTTCTAGTATAGCATAATGCTTATCAGTCATTAACGGCTCACCGCCGGCAAAATAAAAACTTTCTATGTCCTTAAAGTAAGGTTTGAACTGCTCATATAAACGACTGTTATCATCGCCATCAGCCATAATGAATATTTCTTTGTGCTTACCGTTAGCACTGTCTTCTTGTGCCCAAGTGCTTGAATATGTACTTGAGCAACTTCTACATTTAAAATTACAAATGTTGCTCCATCTAACATCAAAATGTCGAAGAGTCATTTCGGGATACGTACCGTCCTCTAGTGTGTGTTGTACTAGCGGAATTAAATGTGCAAACTCTTTGTTTTTAGATATACGTGTGCTTTCGTTACCACTATCTTCTTGTTGATAACAAGCACGGCAAGTGTCGCATTTTTTGCCTTCTAGCATATTGCGTCTTAACTGTTTGTATCTATCGTTGTTCCATATTTCTTCAATTGTATTTTCTCTAACATTACCTAGATGTTTGTCATATTCACCAACACAGCAAGGTAGAACACTACCGTCTGGATTGACATACATATGGATCCAAGGATAAATGCAAAACGATTTGTTATCCATTGTTCCACTCCGTATACAAATTTAACGCCCACAACGAATGTTGTGTATCGTTAGGATGAGGCTTATGTTGAGGACAGTTTCCTAAATAAGCATTAGACTGTGCAATCAAATCTAATTGATGAGATACATATCTAGAATTATATTTTATTTCCCTAAAATCTTTCATTATATGATCTAGCCAGCCTGCAACATAAAAGTCAGGCATTTCTAATTTAACTCCATTTACTTTAGCACTAAATTTTATCCAACTTTCGTCTACTTTTTTAAATGAATGTTTGTTAGTGTCTATAATTCTACAAAAGTTTTTCCATACAAGTGTTTTTACGTTTGTATAAGGTTTTATTATTTCTTCGAGACAATTAAAAACAATTTTATCATATTTGTCTAACCATCTATCAAAAGATATACTTTTGCTTTTTAAAAATTTTTTACTGTAAAGTTTTCCTATAGGATGTCTATATGCAGATAAGTCAGTTAGTTGTTGTAACTCTCTACTTGGCTCAGTAACCTGCATACACAAATAAATGTTTTCATACTTTTCTTGTTCAACAATATATGGTAAAATACGCTCTAGTTCTTTTAGCATATACAAATTACTGTTGCCTGGGACAGCGTACTGATAAAAATCAGTGTCCATTAATAGTGCAAGTTTAGGTCCGAATGTGTGTTTAAGTTGACTACATAAATCAAACTCGCCTGTTTCTGTAGCAATGTTTTCTAGGCCTTCGCCATATGCCCAACTTTCGCCGATGTTTAATAGCAAATCCTTTTTGCCTCTACGCATCCATATTTCAGTATTTTCTGCAGGTATTTTTATATGTACAGGTTTGAGATTATCATTACGTACTAAAATACTTTCAAAATTATTTAAGATACTGTGAGATGGATCTTTTCCTATATCTGCTTTATCCCAATCCATTACAATCCTCAAAAAATTCTACTAGATCAGGAAACGTTTCTCTAAAGTCTACATTTCTTCTTCTGTCGTATTCTCTAAACCAAGCAGCAAAATCTCTGCGGCCTTCGTTTAGTTTTTGAGCAGTGTATTCTGTACTTGACATATAATCTACTACACGTCTAAACTTTTCGTATTCCATCTCGCTAAATTTAAATCTATCCTTATCATCAAGATTATCTTTTATAAATTGCAAGTGCTTATGCATATAAGGCATAAAATCTTCCTTAGGAAGAATATTCATATCATACTGTAAAGGTTCTTTTAAGTATGGTGTATCAAATCTTATACGTTGCCATTTTGTTTGAGAATCTGTGTTATATTTTTTACGCCATTCTAATATTTTTTCTAATAACTTATTAAAGTTTGTAACAGTTAAAATATTAAATGTAACCATAAAAGTTAAAGGATGATTTGTTTTAGTCATATAGGTATCAAAGTTCTTTTCCCACAGTTCTAAATCTAATCCTGTACGAATGTACTCTGCTTGTTCGCCCCAAGTATCCATACTTGTAAAAACTTTAAAATCTTTAATGCAGCCTTTAGCAACAAGACTGTTTACTTTATCTGCAAAGCGTTCTATCAATATACTTTTAACACCAAAGTTACTGTTTATGTTTAATTCTAAATTAGGCATAGGGTTCTTTTCTAATTCGTCAAACATACGCCAAGTACTTTGTTGTAGTAACGGTTCTCCTCCTGTAATACGTAAAATTGTAAGTGTCTTACGTAGTTCAGGCCACCATTCCCAGAATGCTGTTACGTAAGGATTATCTTCTTCTTTATGTATTTTAAACCAATCAATGTCATTGCGATGATTTTTAACCATTGTGTATGGTCCGTGATCACGTATTTCTTTATGATATGTACTACTATGCTTAGGATGACAGTAACCACATTTAAAGTTACATTCGTTACCAAATGAAATTTCTACATACTGCGGATTAACATCAGCCATAGGGTCTGCTTTAATTGCAGTAAATCTTTCTTCAGTATAGATACTAGCATTACGTTCTTTCCTGTCTGAAATATAGTCTTTGCCCATACATTCAATATTCCAACAGTACTGACAACCGCTTGGCTTTTCACCATTAAGCATTTTTTGACGTTCTGCTTTCTTTTGAGGAGTATTATGTAGTTGACTTGGATTTTCTTTTAGTCCTTCTAATGGAATTTTATGAGGCGCAGGATGATAACAACTATGTGTTTCGCCTGTTTGTAAATAGATAGTGGTATGATGCCATTTAGCCATACAGAATGTAGGTGAAATCTCATCCATAATAGGAATAAATTTTTCTATTCTATCCTTGTCTTGCATCAAACTGCTCCTTTAGCCATTTAAAATCATTTATCTTGCGAAGTGCATCAGGCTCAGCACTATTGCTAACACCATATTTCCTACCGGCTCTGGCGCCTTGAATAGCATAGTCCCCAAACGGTCTGTCTCTACCGTAATCACTACACCATTTACTAAGTCTTTCATCTGTTTCATCATCTTTTTGACCTTTAATAGTTCTACTTGCTAACTTACAACATTCTCTAAAAGCACTTTTCCAGGTACTAAATGCATCTGTGTTAAATGCTGTAATGTTACTTACTTCTTCCATCGCTCTAAAACTGTCAGAAAGGCTTGTAGTCATATCTGGACTGTTTATATCCATATCAATTGTGAGTTGACGTGGAAATAATTTAACTCCGCCGTAGCCGTATTCTAAATCTGTTATAGGATTTCTACCTCTCCACACATAAACACTTTTTCTAGCATTAAAATCGTAGTATGGTATTTGCATATCAAACTTAAAACTATCAACTATTTCTGCATCAGCGTCTACAATATAAAACAATTCAGTTGTACACTGCTTTGCTGCTTCTATGTGTGCTTGGTGTATACCCGTTACATCTTTAATCCATACAGCATTAGGAGACTTAGCAAGTAACTTGTTATAGTTTATTTCTGCATTTGCTTCGTGATATGATATAAATGCAACATCAAATAATTTTGATTTACTTGCAACAATATCTATTTCTTTTTTGTTTGTGAAAAATCTATAATCCCATTCACGTTGTAATATACGTGCAGACTTTGGAAAAATGCATACACCATCATAATAATTTCCGTTGCGGAAAACGTGTACATAATTTGCGTCCCATTCAGGAACTCTATAATCTAAATTAAAATCATCGGCTAGTTCTAAATTGTCCCATACAACCCAAAAATGTTTTGTTAGACTTTTAGTTGCAACTTTCTCAAATGTTTTACAGTGTTCTATCTTCTGTGCATTAGGAAATCTCTGCTTGAACACTGTCCAACCATCGATATTACACTCACCATTGCTGACAAAAAAGATATCATACATACTTTTGACTATAATAGGTAGTACCTAATCTAATAGTTTCCTCGTATAATGCCATTACGTATCTACTTTCTTGCGGATCCAATGTTGGCCAATCTAATCCTAAATTGGTTCTTATCTCGTTACCTAACCATTTAGTTTTATCAACCAAACCAATTTCATCTGTTTCGTATTGCTTACATTGTTCATTATAAAGATCACGTAGTGATTCAAAATCTCTAACTTGAATATGATCCCAGTCAGTACAGTTTGTAAGATATGTTCCTAATCTTGCACCATAAATGGCCCATAAGCCATTATCAATATGAGAACCAACTGTACTCCATATCCTTAATCTATGCAAGTTGTGCCACCATATACGCTCTTCGATCTCCATAGGCGGAACTTGTAATCCGCCATCTAACGTCATCTTAACTCCTTCACGGAATCCCGCTCGCCAAGCCATAAAAGGAGTTTCATTGATAATTGTATCACTATATGTAACTGGAAAGTTTCTATAACCTTCTTCCCAGCAAAAATCTACTTGTGCTCTTTCACTATCTGCATTTTCGTGTGTTTTCATATCAAGGATATGCTGGCGATGCCATAACTTTAAGCCACCATTTCCGTAACGCAACCCATTAACATTATTTCTGCCGCACCAACTATATGCACGGATTTTTTCATTTGTCATATCTAAATCTAAATCAAAAAACTTAGGATCAACAATGTTGTCTGCATCTACAGTTAGTACCCAATCTGTTTCTGCTGCTTCTGCTGCTGCTTTGTGTGCGTGGTCTGATCCTTTTACACCGTGTATACGTTGCGCCCAAGGAACTTTATTACAAAGGTCGGCATAGTGTAAATCAGCATTTGGCTCATCATAACTTAAAAAGAAAACATCAAATTCTACTACTTTTGTCATACTTCCTCGAATACATAATTTTTAAAAAGTCTGCGTGTAAACACACTAGCATCATCTGGACATTCGCAAGTAAATTCAAATGCTTTACCTACTATATCATCTAGTTTAACACTAGCGGTATAGTAACTTGTGTGTGGATCATTATATTCACATATATCAAAACTTAAAATAGTTTCACCGTCCCAAAATATTTTTCTTTTTGCTACTGGTTCATCTCTGTTTAATTTATATGTACCACCAAACTTTTCTGATAGTTGAACTGTAAATTTATCACCTTTGCGTGATACAATAACATCAGGTTCGTCTATATCCGCCCACTTAATATCTATTACTCTATGTAGTACGTCATCAATTTTAAAAAGATTTTGTACTTCAGTAATCTCTAAACTTCCTGATTGTACATCAATAAAACATTTACTTAAAGGAACTTCACCTTCTAATATTGCAAGTGCATTTTCTTTATCAATTTCTATAGTATTTTTAAAACGAGTTGTGTCAATAGAGTAATCAGGACCTACACAAAGTACCTGACCTGATTCTTTGTCAAAGGCTGCAAGATATGTAATAACTGGTGGTTTCCAGTTCGCAGCCCATTCATCAAAATCTGGGAGGTCAGGAATTTCTCTTATCTTTTCTTCCACGCTATTTCCTCCAATATGTTAATTGTTTCTAATGTAATTTTATCCTTTTCCACATAATGTAAAATATCAGTTTGTTGGAAATTTCCTATTTTAACTTTTGCATTTCTATCAAAATAAAACCCTACGTGATCAGATACTGTGTCTGCTGGATAAGGCCAATTTTGTATCATACCTTTCATATGTACAACACGCGGAAACTCTAAAGGGTATGCAATATCATCAGCAACATCTAAAATTTTTGCTGCTAGTGCAAATGCTTCGTCTGTTCCTACAACTTTAGGTTTTTTATTAACTAAAAATTCATTAGAATATCTGTCTGGATTTTTAATAATTTCTCTTTGTAGGTTAAAGAAATCTTTTGCTAATGTACTATTTTTAACAAAAAATGTGTAAAAGGAATATAAGTTAGGTAAATCGTTGGCTGTAAAACATTTTCTGTAATGATCATCAGTAACTAGTTCGCCTCTATATGTGTATGCATTGTTAGCAACATATAGTTCACTGTTGTTGATAAAATACTCTGCCCAATGGCTGTAATCTCTAAAAAACAGCATATCTGCATCTAAGCATACAGTATTTTCAAAAGGTGTTAGTGTATCCATATAGGATCTACTATCCCAACCTTCTGGACCTTTCCATTCAATTACGTGATCAAACACCCAGGTCGAAGTGAAGTTTTCAATATGATCCTTATTGTCTATTACTAGTGCAACTTTGTCATACCCTTCTTTTTGTGTATTCTTGATGCTTAATGCTAATGCATATGCAAGACGTGTGTAATTTGTGTCAGCACCTTCATTAACAATAATTAAATATCCAAAGTCAATCATATTAACTCCATTAGTTGATTAATATTTCTTGTAATAGATTGTTTATTCATAATATGAATATCTCTACCTTTAATATTACACAAAGTATAATCATTTAAATTTGCAGTTAGTAGTTTGATACCGTTTGCATCGACTTCATAAATCATATCTTTATCTGGCACTGAAAGTACAGGCGGCATTGCATAATCATCATCTGTTTCAAATCCATACATAATATGTCTAGCGATAGCAAATGAAATATCATTTCTATACATTCTGCTATCAAATCTATAAAGGTCTGCAAACTTTTTGTAATTGTCTTTAATATGTTTTACTAGATCAAAAAATACTTTTGTATTTTCGTTTTTTGTAAACATAACTGTTGTTGCCCATAAAAGTTTTACACCTGTTTCGCTAATATACTTGTCTAAGTATCCTACTCTACTTCCTTGAACATCGTTATATTCTGGAGAGATGAGCAAGTCTGCATCAATATTCCAATATTCATTTAGAGAATCACTAAAAACAAAATAATCGCAATCTATCATTAGTGTTCTATCATAAGGTGTAAGATCCCAAACACTGGATCTATTACTATTTTTAAATGGAGCAACTACACTTTCTTTTCCGTCATTAAATTTTCTTTGTTGTGTATCTTCGGGTCTGTCAACTGTAATAATATTTTCAAAAACTTCGAGTGCTTTTTTCCATAGATCAGATTTGTGCATCCAATCAACAGTTGATTGATCTGTAACTAAACTAACAGGAACCTGTAGATGTTTTTTAGCAAGGCCACCGGATACAATAGCCATCTTAGCATAATCTATCTGCCTGTTATTGTGTGCAAATATTAATATGCCTTTTTTCACGATACTAGCGTCTCTACTGATCTACTTTTTTTAATTTTTGTATATTCTTCGTGATATTCAAATGTTGCTGTGAAATATCTATCAAAAATTTCATCTCTAAATTCTTCCAACTTTTCTACTAAAATTGGATTTTCATTTGTATCTAGTATTACTACATTTTCTGTTCTATCTTTATTGATAAGCATTTCTACAAAGTTTAATAGATTTCTATCAATTTTAAAAATACCACCATTCTTACCATATGTAAGTCTAGCGTCAATCTTTTCTTTTAGGGTTTTGCGCTGAACAGAAAGTGTTTGACGATACTTGGAAAATTCCAAAGCATCTTTATATTCATTTTGCATAATAACTCCTTTATAATGTACGCATATATTTATTGGTACATCTGGAGCGTAAAGGGGATTTGTGGTAGTAGTTTTTAGCCTATTTCTATAATAGAACCAATGTTTACAATAGGTGTAGCAATGTTGAAACTTCCTGCTCCGCCTGGTTGTAGTGTTCCTGTTGCTTCTGTAGTTTGAACGCTTACAGAAACTTGTCCATCTACTACGTCAGGACCAAAACCACCATCACCTGGATTCGATGGTCCAACTACAGGCGGACCGCCTTGCTCCTCGTGATCATCAATCAGCTCTATTCTAATTTCAATAGTATCAGCACCTGTTAGATGTGGATTTGCTTGGTTAGGAGTTCTAGCAAAAATTCTGTATCTGTTTAGTGAATAAGGACTTGATCCTACTACATCAACATAAGGATCTTGGAAAGTACTTGTGCATTTATAAAAGTTACTACCATTAAATGTAGGACCTGCTCCAGTACCTGGATGATTTCCGCTAAACTTTTGTGTTCCTGCTGCATTTAAAATACTAGTCCAAGAAGCATTCTGGTTAGTAGACAGTCCTCCGGTTCGTGTTGTAGTGATATCAATACTGCTACCGCTGTTAAAAAAGTGTCTACTTTCGTCTAGATCGCTAAACAACACGTAAACTGTACAGGTAAGTGAATCACTCCAGTTATCACCGTAAGTTGGATCTGGCCAAGTTCTTTGTACTGTCCCGTGATTTACTGTTCGTCTTTGGCCTGCAACTGCTAGGTTTCTAGCATTTGCGTAGATATCATTTACAAATGCTGCCCATTTATCAACTGGCTGTGAAGGTCCACCTGACGCTGGTGCTTGGTATTTAATTTTTTTACGTTCAGTAACTTCAAGCATACTAACTTCATTTGAACCACTTGGAAGTGCGTTATTTAAATGTGTGTATGCATTCCAAATGTCATATCTTAAATCAGAATACTGTTGTACAGTAACTCTATCACTTGTGCTTACCTGCGAACTTAATACAGGCTG